TAACAATAAGCACACTTACGATAATTTACCGGTTGATGCTAAAGCTGCTTGCGATAGGTTCATTAAGCAGGGAATTATGAAGAACCGTGAAGAATACCTCGCTCTTTATGAGTGGGAATGAGAAAGGTAAAGGAGACAATTATGCCTAAAGCACTTACGATGGAAGAGAAAAAAGTTAAGTCTGTAGCTGCAACGACCAAGCCTGAGAGAGTACGCCGAAACCTATTTAATGGGACTGAAGGCAAATTAAAAATTGGTCACGCAATTGACGGATATCATTTGCATATATTCAATGATAGTCCGGGGAGAATTGATACTGCTCTACAGAGTGGGTATGAATTTGTAACTCCTGACGAGGTTGGTGGTACGGGAACTAACGTAGTTTCCTCTAACACTGACGTCGGAGATAAGGTTAGGTTCTTAGTTGGTCTGGCTGAAGATGGTGGTCCTATGTACGGCTATCTTATGAAGATCAAACAAGAATGGTACGACGAAGATCAAGCTGAACGTATTGGACGAACTCAGCAGATCGACAGTGCTCTCCGCAAGGGCAAGGCTCCCGGTGTAAATACCGAAGGGTTTTATGTTCCGCGTGAGGGTATTAAAATGTCTTAATAGGAGTCTTAAATGGCAAACCTTAACGCTCCCAAGGGCTTTTCGCCTGTAGGGAACATTTCGGGAGCTTCGTGGAACGAACAAGGCCGACTGTACGCCATCGCTTCCGACGCTTCTAACACCTATGCTATTGGTGACTGCGTAATGTCTGCAGCCTCTGCCGATGCTAACGGTGTTCCTTATGTTACTAAGTGGGGTGGCGCTACGACTACCTCGGCACTGCCTTTGGGTATCATTGTTGGTATTCGTGTGGCTGATCCGGGTACTTCGTTAGTCGGTTCTTCGCTTTCGCTGGAAAAGAGTTACATTGGTCTTTCGGCTGGTACTCGCTATGTGTATGTTGTGGATGATCCTTATGTAATCTTTGAAGCTCAGTTTGATAGCACTGCTGTTGCTGCTGCTGACCTGCATAAGAACGCTGCTGTGACCGTCACTGCAAACCAGACGAGTCTGGCTGTTAGTTCTCCGTTCTCTAGCACGGTTCTGACTTCTCCGGCTACTACCGCTACGCTGCCGATCCGTCTGTTGGGTCTGGTGCAACGTTCCGATAATGCTGTTGGAGCATACTGTAAAGTTCTGTGCAAATGGAACTATCACGAGTTTGGTGTCACTGCGGGTGCTTCTGGCTCCGTTGTTGGCTACCTTGCTCCGTAACCGATAGGAGAATGATATGGCTGGCGTAATTACAACTGCTTCGCATCCTAAAGCACTGTGGCCCGGAGTTAAAGCTTGGTGGGGCCAAGTGTACAATGAGCATGCGACTGAATATACCGATCTGTTTGATTCGGACTCTTCGACTCAGAACTACGAAGAAGATGTTCAACTGTCGGGCTTTGGTCTTGCTCCGATTAAATCCGAAGGTCAAGGGGTCAATTATGATTCTGAGATCCAAGGCTTCACGACTCGCTATACGCACATTGCGTATGCCCTCGGTTACATTGTGACCAAGGAAGAGTTGGATGACAACCTGTATGAACAAGTGTCTAAGCGTCGTGCTGCGGCTCTGGCAATGTCTTTCCGTCAAACGAAAGAGAACATTGCTGCGAACGTGTACAACCGTGCGTTTAGCTCCACTTATACTGGTGGCGACGGTAAGGCTCTGTGTGCTACTGACCATCCGAATACGGCTGGTGGTACTTGGGCTAACAAGCCTACCGTGGACGTTGACCTGAGCGAAGCTGCTCTGGAAGATGCTTGCATCGCTATCATGGGTCTGCAGAATGACCGTGGTCTGTTGATCTCGGTGATGCCGCAAACTCTGCACATTGCTCGTAACGAAGTGTTTAATGCTCAACGCATTCTGCACTCTTCGTACCAAACTGGTAATGCTAACAACGACATTAACGTCATCAAGTCGGGCAACTACCTGCCGGGTGGCTTTAAGGTCAATCATTACTTTACTTCCCCGCATGCTTGGTTTATCCGCAATAGCATTCCGGGTAAGACTGGTATGAAGTGCTACGAGCGTCACGCCATCATGTTCGATCAAGACAATGATTTTGATACCATGAACGTGAAGGCTAAAGGCTATGAGCGTTATAGCTTTGGCTGGAGTGATCCTCGTGCTGTTTGGGGTGTTAACGGCCCGTAATAAAATAACCCCCATCTCTTATGGGGTGGGGGTTTTCCTTGAAAGGCATAGAATGGGCTACGAACGACAAAAGGAAAAGGGCAAGCGTCCTGAACCTAAAGTACCAAAAAAGAAAAAGTAACTTAGACGCACACTAGTTGTGCGTTGATACTTTCAACGTCTAAGGAGACTTACAATGAGTAATCCGACTCGCTTTCTCAGTGGTGTTGCTACCACTGCTTCTTCAACCCCTCTGGGCAACTATCCGTTTCCCGATCCGTTTCACACTAGTGGCACTTCTGGTTTAGATGTTGTTAGCTATGTTAATGATTTCTTTAACATTGGCTCTACGACTCTTGACTGGATTATTACTGGTACGTCAGGTGCATTTGCTATTACCAATGGTCTTGGTGGTGTAGCTCTCATCACTCCCGGTGCTACTACTACCACTACTACCGTTGCTTCTGCTGGTAGTGGCTTTCAGTTTGTGTCTGGTCAAAAGTTCTGGTATGTCTGCCGTATTAAAATGTCTGCCGTTAGTTCTACTAAAGCATTTACTTTTGGTCTGCAAAAAGGTTCGGGTGCTACTGCTTCGGCTACTGATGGTCTGTGGTTTACCAAACCGGCTTCTAGCACTAGCTTAAACTTAGTATCTACGGTTAACAGCACTGCTACTACTTTAGTTACTGGCGTAACTACTGTCGCTGCTGATACCTACGTTGACGTTGCTTTCTACTACGATGGTACGGACTTGCTGGTATATTCTAACGATGTGGTTGTTGCTCGTGTTTCGGCTCCGACTGTTGGTTCGACTGGTACGACTCTGACCAATGCTTTGTTGAACACTTCGTTTAACGTAGTGCCGACTGCAACTGATACTCTGTCTATTGATTACGTTTTAGTTGCCCAAGAAACTGCTCGATAATAGGGGGCTTCAATGGCTAACGTAACTTCGATTCAGACATTAGTAGATGGTCCTCGCAATGTCGTAATTAAGTATGATGGTATCTTGGACACTAGTGATGTGTCCTTGACTACCCTGCTTGATCCGGCATTGCTGAGTGCTATGGATGCTAATGGCACTTTGGCTACCAAACTTCGCATTGACAAGATATTCTTTGATGTTGAAGATGGTCTTGCAGTGTATCTCTACTGGGATGCTACTACAGATGTTCGTATTGCAGAACTTGCTGGTAGGGGTAGGATGGACGCTACTAAGTACGGTGGGCTTACTAATAACGCTGCAGCTGCAGGTAACACTGGAAAGATTCTTGTTGCCACTCAAGGGTGGTCTGGAACTCTTAGTTTTACCATCATTCTTGAATGCGTTAAACAGTAATGCCGTATCGTCCCAGATATGACAAAGGAGACTGGAAAGCTATTTGCGATAGCTGCGGAAGAGAATTAAAAGCTTCCGAGCTACGCAAACGGTGGGATGGTTTCATGGTGTGTGCGGGGGACTGGGAACCTCGCCAACCACAGGATTTTGTAAGGGGTGTTGCTGACTTTCAAGCACCACCCTTTACTCGTCCTGAGCCTGCAGATATTTTTATACCGTTTAATTTTGTTACTAGTGCTAATGAAAGTGTGTCCATTACAGATAGCAATACTAAAACTATCTATAAAAACATTACACCAGCAATAGATAGAAATGCTCTTAACCAACAAGTATTAAACGGTCTTGCATTAAACGTTACTACAGTTACGACAGATTATCCAAATGAAAACATTAACATTACAGAAAGTGTATTTGTTTCTGTAGGCAGACAACTGACGGATACTTTATCTGTAACAGAAAGTTTAACCAAGCAAGTACAACGTCCATTAAGTGACAGCCTGTCAGTTACTGAGTCGTTAGTATTATCTGCAACTAAACGTCCTAGTGACACTGTAAGTGTTACTGAGTCGCTTGTGTTTAGAAGTAATAAAGTATTAACTGATAGTGTGTCTATAAGTGAGAGCACTACCTTTTATGTACAAAGTCCGACTGCCCTTAACGGTGCTGGATTAAACCTTTTATCAATGGGATAAATTATGTTGAATGAATCTTTGCCTCTGAAAGGCGAATTAACTCTGACCCTCCTTGATGGTGAAGGTAAAGTTAAAGACTTTCGGGATATTAAAAACCTTATTGTACAAGTAGGTAAAAACTTTTTAGCTAGTGCTATTATTAATAGCAGCACTAGTCCTTTTACTTATATGGCAATTGGTACTAGTGGCACTGCAGCTGCTACGTCTGATACTGCACTAGGTGCTGAAACTGCACGACAAGTTTTTACTTCGTCCAGTGTGTCTACTAACGTGGTCACATTGTCTACTACTTACGCGGCTGGTACGGGTACTGGCACTCTGCAAGAAGCTGGAATCTTTAATGCTTCTTCTAGCGGTACGATGCTTTCTCACGTTGTGTTTAGTTCTATTTCTAAAGCTGCAGCTGACTCTTTAGTTATCACTTGGACCATTACGGTAGGCTAATATTATGGTAATGAAATTTACTAACAATGCCACTACTACCTTAGCGTCTAGCATAGTATCTGGTGCTACTTCGCTCACGGTAGCTACTGGTACTGGAGCATTGTTTCCTAGTCTTGGTGCAGGAGATTATTTCTACTGTACTTTGGCTAACACTGCAGGCACGGTAGAGATTGTCAAAGTCACTGCTAGGTCTACGGATACGTTCACTGTAACACGAGCACAAGATAATACTACTGCGGTAGGTTGGAGTGCTGGTGACAAAGTAGAACTTCGTTTAGTGGCTGCTAGTTTAAATGACATTCCTAAACTTGACGAAACTAATACGTTTAGTCAGACTCAAACTTTTACTGCTGCTCCTGTACTATCGTCTACCACTGCGTCGCTTCCTTTGTTTACTGACAGTAACAAAAAACCCACAAGTGCCACTATGACAGGTACGGGTGATGTTGTAATGTCTAGCGGTGCTAGTATGACTAGTCCTAGCATTACTACAGCTACACTTACTAACCCAACAGTTACTAACTATGCTGAGAGTGTAGTTTCTATTGGAACTGTAACTACGTCCAATACTTTATCATTGACTAATGGTACTGTGCAAACGGCTACGCTCACTGCATCTACTGCTTGTACTTTCACTATGCCTACAGCAACTGCTGGCAAAAGCTTTGTACTGCTGTTAAAACAAGCTGCATCAACTGGTAACGGTACTGCTACTTTTACTAGTGTTAAGTGGAATAGTTCAGGTGCTCCTACCATTACAGCCACTGCTGGTAAAATGGATATTCTTACTTTTGTGGCTGACGGAACTAACTGGTATGGTAGCTACTCTCAAGGGTATACTCCGTAATGTTCGCTGCTAAGAATTTTAATCTTGCAGGAGGCAGCGCACCCTTTCTAATCGACTACCTTGTAGTAGCTGGAGGGGGTGGTGGTGGCTCTTACTTTACAGCTGGTGGTGGAGGTGCGGGTGGCTATCGTACTGCATCTTCTTACTTAGTCACTAAGGGATCTGCATACACTGTTACTGTAGGTGGTGGAGGAACTGGAGCTTCTTCTGGATCTGTCCGTGGAAGCAATGGCAGCAACTCTGTGTTTGGATCAATTACTTCTACCGGAGGTGGTGGCGGAGGTAGTTATGCTAATGGTCAATCTGGAAACCCTTCAGGTGCATTAGCCATTCAAACAGGTGGCGATGGTGGTTCGGGAGGCGGCGGCGGTGCTGCTGACGGTGGATCGTCTGTCAACCAAAACGGTCCCGGAGGATCAGGTAATACTCCGTCTACTTCTCCATCACAAGGTAATAACGGTGGTGGTGGTAAGGGTGCTAATGACGTTACCATGATTGGTGGTGGTGGTGGTGGAGCATCTGCTGCTGGTAGTGATGGTGATGTGTCTAATGGTAATGGAGGTGCTGGAACGGCATCTTCAATCTCTGGCTCGTCTGTAACCTACGCTGGTGGTGGTGCAGGCGGAGGCTTTGGAGGCGCAGGTACTGGAGGATCAGGAGGCGGTGGTGATGGTGGATCTGGTAACGGGTCTACTCAAGGCACTGCGGGTAGTACTAATACTGGCGGTGGAGGTGGTGGTTTTGGTGGCAATGGTACTAGTAACAATGGAGGTTCGGGCATTGTATTTGTTCGTTACTCTGATACACTACCTGCCGCAACATCTACTACGGGTTCTCCAACCATCACTGTGTCTGGGGGATACCGTGTTTATAAATGGACTGGATCTGGGAGCATTACGTTCTAATGGCACACTTTGCTCAAATTAATGATGATAGTTATGTTACACAAGTCATTGTAGTTTCTAATAACGAACTGTTAGATAACGGCAATGAAAGTGAAACTAAAGGTATTGAATTTTGCCAAAGTTTATTTGGTGGCAATTGGAAACAAACTAGTTTTAATAATAGCATTCGTAAAAATTATGCAGGCATAGGATATTTTTACGATGCACAACGAGATGCTTTTATTGCTCCTAAACCTTTTGCATCTTGGGTATTAAATGAATCTTCTTGCCGATGGGAAGCACCTACCCCCATGCCTACCGATGGTGTGTATGAGTGGGATGAATCTACTACTAGCTGGAAAGTTAAATGAGTAATTTACCTCTTACCGATGAACAAATAGAAGCTATTGCACAACGAGCAGCTGAAGTTGCTTTGAATAAAGTCTATACTGAAGTTGGTAAGAGTGTATTAACTAAATTGTCTTGGCTGTTAGGGTCAGTAGCAATAGGTGTAGCTATCTGGTTATCTGGGCATGGCATTATACCTAAATGATAGATCCCATTACTATAGGTGCAGCCTTTGCTGTAGCTAAGTCTTCTGTTGCTTTTGTTAAAGAAGCTATAGGGGTTGGACACCAGATTAAAGATTGTTATAACGAATTAAGTAAGTTTTTTAACGCTCAAGGACAAATAGAGAAAGCAGCTAAAGAAGCAGAGGTTGCTAAAAATTCTCCCAAGAGTAATGATCCAAAAGTAGCTGCAGAACAAGAGAGTGTCTTATCACAAGCATTCACTATTGTTATGCAACGTAAACAAATGCGTGAGTTTGAACGTGAGCTCAAAGATATGTTTATGATGCAAGGCGAAATGGATTTGTATAATGAACTGTGTCAAGAACGTAACCGTATTAGTGGTGAACAAGATTTAGAGGCTAGAGAAAAGCTTCGTAAGGCACGATTGGCTAAAGACCGTGCTGCAGCTAAGAAGAAAGAACAAGAAGATTTATTTGCCTATGTAGGCATCTTTGTAGTTATGGCAATGCTGATGGGCATTGTTTTTATTACTATATATTACACTCGGTAGGAAAGATTAATGTCTACAACGTATTCTGTTTCTAGAGATCAAATTATATCCTCGGCTTTGCGTAAGCTAGGAGTATTAGAACTTGGTGCTACTCCTGATGCTGACACTGTTACTAATAGCGCACAAGCCTTAAACTTAATGATTAAACAATGGATGACAGATGGAATTAAACTGTGGACTGTTGTTGAATATACTTTGCCTTTGGTTGCTAATAAGAACTCTTATACTATTGGTCCAAGCGGTGATTTGGTTACTGACAAACCGTTAAAACTTATTCAAGCATTCTTACGCAACATTCAAGTAACTCCTAATATAGATACTCCTATGCAGATATTTAGCAAGGAGCAGTACAATGTTTTAGGAAGTAAAAACTCTACTGGTACTCCTAATAGTGTATTTTTAGATCCTAATACTACTTATAGTACTGTTTATATTTATCTTACTCCTGATAGTAATGTAGCTACTAATTATCAAATGCATTTAGTAGTACAGAAACCTATTGATGATATTTTAACTTCTAGTAGTATTCCTAATTTTCCTGTTGAATGGATGCAATCGTTAGTATGGGGATTAGCAGATCAATTGGCTTTAGAATATGGCCTGCCTGCTAACCATCGTCAAGAGATTAACATGCGAGCAGAAAAATATAAATCTCAACTTGAAGATTGGGATGTGGAATATTCTAGCACGTTCTTTACTCCTGACACTCGTATGGGAATGCATCGCTAATGACAATCATTCGTGTACCTCTTACACAAGAGATTGAAAGCCGTACCAACTCACTGTCAAAAGATAGTAGGAATGCTAATGGCTATTTTGAAAAGCGTGATAATAATATTCGTGACTTTGTAAAACGTCCGGGCTATACCAATCTTACTCTTACTGGTACTACATTAGAAGCTGCACAAGCTCAAGGTATGTTTAAATATAATAGCAACTTGTATGTTGTTATTAATAATACTTTGACTAAAGTTACTCCTTCGTTAGTAGCTTCTACTGTAGGCACTATTAGTGGCACATTGCATGATTGTTATTTTGTAAATACCTCTAATAATGTTTGGGGGTTCTTTCACAATGGCACTAACGGTTATACGTTAAACCAATCTGGAACTTTTTCTAGAATAAATCCTACCAGTGTTTATGCTGTCACTATTGCAACTGGTGGTAGTAGTTACACTGGCACACCTACCGTAACCTTCAGCGCTCCTCCGTCTGGCACTACTGCTACTGGCGTTGTAGAAGTCACTGGAGGCGTTATAACTGGGGTAACACTGACTAATAAAGGTTCAGGGTATGTAAGCCCTCCTACAGTCACTATTAACCCTGATACGGGTGGTTCTGGTGCTACAGCCAATTGTACTCTGTCTGGATTTCCTAACGGCAATTTAGCTGCTGGTGTAGCTTTTATTGATGGCTATGTAGTGGTAGGCACTACAGCAGGTTTGTTATACACCTGTGATTTGGAAGATGCTTCCTCTTGGAATCCTTTAAACTATGTAGCAGTAGAAGCAGAGCCTGATAACTTGGTGGGTATTTGCAAACACCTTAACTATGTATTAGCTTTTGGTGAATGGTCTACAGAATGTTTTTACGATGCTGCCATTAGTCCGGGGTGTCCGTTAGCTCGTCAGGATAGTGCAAGGTTGGAAATAGGATGTGCTGATGGTAATAGCATTGTTCAGTTTGAACAGGCTGTTATGTTTGTTGGCAAAGCTAGAAGCCACGGTAAAAGTGTTTACATTATGGACGGCCTAGCCCCTGTAAAAGTTTCTACCCGTTATATTGAAAAGTATTTAAATGCAGATCAAGCTACCGACATGGAAGCTTTTGCTTTTAAAATAAGCGGTCATACTTTTTATGTGCTGACTTTGCATGACAGTGATTTAACATTTGTTTATGACGTAGATGAAAAACAATGGTATAATTGGAGTTCCTATTACAGTGGTGGTGAACACTATTGGTGGCCTACCTACTACTGTGAGTTTAACAATAGCTACTATGCATTGTTACACGACTTAGGAATTATAGCTTCTATTTCAACTGACTATACATCTGACAACGGCAGTCCGATATATTACAGAGCTGTTACTAGTATTCTAGATAGTGGAACAACTAAACGTAAGTTTTGGCAACGAGCAGAAGTAGTTGGCGATAAGGTTAGTGCTACGTTTCAAATGAGACATAGCAACGATGACTATGTTACTTGGAGTAACTATCGCTCTGTAAACTTATCTGCTGGTCGCCCACAGTTATATCAGCTAGGTGCTGACAGACGTAGAGCTTACGAGTTCTTAGTAACAGACAATGTAGCTATTAGATTGCAAGCTGTTGAGATGGATGTTGAGGGTGGTGAGATGGAAGCTGATCCCAATGTACAGACACGGCGATGATTATATCTAGAGAATACTTATCTACATTTCAAACAGAAGCACAAGAGTTATTAGAACAGCATTACCAAGAACTCACTCTACATAAAGAACATATTAAGCTTAATGTTGATTGGGACAAATATTACAAACTAGAATCTATTGGTGGGTTTGTTTTAATCACTGCTAGAGATGAAGGTAAGTTGGTAGGCTATTCTGCTTTCTTTGTATCGTCGCATATACATTACAAAGAAATTAAAGTTGCAATGAATGATGTTTTGTTTCTGCATAAAGACTACCGTAAAGGTAGCACAGGAATAAAACTTATCAAAGAGTCAGAAAAGATTATGAAAGACCTTGATGTGTCTAAAATAGTTTGGCATGTTAAGTTATCAAACGACTTCACACCTATCTTAAAACGAATGGGTTACATTCCAGAAGAAGTGTGTGTAGGTAAAATACTGAAGGAATAATTATGGGATTTACTGCTGTTGCTGAATTTGTCGGAGGTGCTATTGCTGAAGAAGCCGTGTCTTCAGTTATAGTCGATGCAGTTGCCAGTGCAGGGTTTGATGCTGTTGTTGGTGGCGAAGTCGCAAGTGCTATGGCAAGTGTTGGCCTTGCAGATGCACTGGCTCCTGAAGTAGCTACTCTTATGGAACAAGGATTAAGTGCTGCTGCAGCTTCTGAACAAGTTGCAGCATATCAAGGTTGGGCTACTCAAGCTGCAGCTGCTGCTGGTTCTCCTGAAACTGCTAATGCTATTAGTCAGATGCTTATAGAACAAGGTGGCAGTGCTACATATGAAGATGCAGTAAAAATAGCTGAATCTGGTATTGCAAAAATTCCGCAGTCTCAATGGGGTTGGCAAGACTATGCTAAAGCTGCACAGTTAGGATTAAACCTTGCTGGAGGTGTTAGAGGGTTAGCGTCTTCTGCAGGTAAAACTCAAACTCCCACTCAAGCACAATTACAGACTGATCCTTGGAGTAAATATCGTGCAGGCTATGGCGACCAATTAAATGCGTTGATGAGTAACCCTGCTCTTACTATGACGCAACCCGGCTATCAGTTTATGAAACAACAAGGATTGAATACTCTTCAAGCTGCACAGGCAGCGCGTGGTCAAGTGCAAAGTGGTGCTGGAGCTACTGCTACAGAAATGTTTGGTGCTAATTACGCTATGAATGCTTATGACAAAATGATTGGTCAATATTCTGGATTAGCAGGTACTAATGTATCTCCTGCTGCTGGAGCTAATGCTTATACTAATGCACAACAATCTGCACAGAATGCTCAAATGGCTGGTCTAGGAACTATTGCAGGTACGATAGGTTCTATTGCTAACATCTATGGTGGAAACACTAATACTAGTAGCTATGGTACAACGTCAGTGCCTCAAACACCTACTAATGATGCTGGACTAAATGCAATGGCGTGGGGTTTCTAAGGAATAATTATGGCATACGATCCGATGGTAATGCAACAAGCAGCTAGTGGTGCTGTTGACTTGGGTACTAAGATAGCTACTCAAGGTGATGTAATGCAACAAATGAAACAGCGTACTCAAGCCGGAGAACAACAACTTCAGTCTGGTGCATTACAATATAAAGCTGACCAGTTTAAACTAAATCAGTTAATGAAAAACTTTGCTGACCAAGAAGAGAATAAAGCTGAAGTTCAAAGGTTAGCCAGTGATCCTGAATTCCAAAACCAATCTCCTCAAGAACAAGCCAAGCGATTGTCTAATATGGCTCTTCGTAAAGGCGACCTATCAACTGCTGATAAACTCTTAGAGAGCAGCATGAAGATGGAGAAGATGGAATGGGAACGTAAAGATCAATCTCTTAGAGAAGTCCAAGGCATGATGGATAGAGCTATGGGAACTATTAGCGGAGCTAGTGATGCTAGTGACGTTCGTAGTTTTATGTCTGGCATGGATAAAGCTCCTAAACAATTTAAACCTTTAATTGATGCTGCTGATCGTGACCTCAAGCGTGTTGAAACTGGACAGATGCCTTTTGATGAATTTAAAAAGAAATGGTCTGGCGTTAATAGTCCTCTCATGTCTATCAAAGACAAGCTGCAATATCAACGTGATGAGACTCAACGACTGCGAGATGAGAATAGACGGTTAGCTGATGAGCGTAAGATTGATGCTATGAACCGTAA